TGTTAATCCATGTGACGTTCACTGGCTTTAGCTCTGGCGGCAGTCTCTTAGAACACGGAATCCACTGCTGTGCGGATGGTAAAGCCTTGATGTCATCACACAGCTTTTTGATGTACCCATATACAGTTTCTGCATTTTCCTTGCCTGTGATTTTGAGTGTTGTTGATGTGGCTTCTAATACTGCCTGTCTGCTGATTAAATCATCCATTATTCACTCTCCTGTTCCATGCTTCTCTTTCGTCATGTCTTCCTTGTGTGTACGCTCGTTCAAGCATTTCTTGTTGTTGAACTACAGTTTCATGTTTCTCAGTAATATTTATTCCGTATGCATCAAGGTAATGTGCATATGTAAGTGCAATTTCCAAAACTTGCTTGCTGAAATTTGATACTAGAAATAATGCTATGTCCATTTTGTTCTGATGCACGATTGTTTCATCCAGAATTTTAATTGGTTCATCCATCGGTTTTCCTTTCTCCGTAAGAACAGTAATCATCGGGTTTCTTTATGCCCTGTCCACCTAATGAGCAATTGGCTTTACAGAACATTGCATATCCAAAAGATTCATTGCCATCCCTCACCCAATGCTTGCAGTCTCGGCAACGCACAACCTCAACGGCATCAACTGGATCAATGTCATTTACTAAGTAATATATTCTTGCCATCAGTTCTAACTCTGCATGTGTGTGATAACGTTCAAACTGCATATCATCAAGCATATTGAGGACGGTTTGTTTTCTAATCATTTCCATATCACTTCACCTCTCATTGGTCGGTCAATCCTTTGAAATGACTTATTTCACAGCATTTTTCATACGCATGAATAAGATTTCTCAGAGCATAAAAGCTATCCCAATCCTCATCGGTTCTAATTACTGTGAATATGTTCATGTCGATAAACTCAGCAACTGCATATGCCTCTTCTGGCGTAAGCAAAATGTTCAAATCATCCATCATCCTCACCTCTCATGTCAGCACCGCAATTTGGGCAAAAATTGTCTGTCTCATAAATCCTATTGTCAATTTCTCCACATTCGGAACACTTGAACACTGCCCACACATTCCATTTCCCTTCATTTATGTTTATCCAGTGTCCTTTCCGCTGTACGGATGGCAAATCTTTAATCTGTTGCCACACTTTACCTAATACCACTTTTCTATCAAAATGTATTTCCATCAGTTTATTTATTACTTCAATTGCATCCTGTCTGCTGATTAAATCATCCATCAGTTTTCCTTTCTCCATTACCGCAAAAGAAATCGTCTTTCGGCATCCAAGAGTACCAGTAGTCATCACATTCACAAGGACATTTATAGTGGACTGGAAATTCAAGGTCGTGATTGCATCCTGTTCCTACAGGCTTATATCTGCAATCCTTGCACCGCACAACCTCAACAATGTCCTTATCATCCTTTGCCATGAAGTTGATATAGTTCCGCAAACCAGTGCATCCTATCATGCCTTTTTTGCTGTTTATCATCTTTAACAAGGCATCGGCATCCAAGATCCTCATTTCCCTGTACTCCCAAACCCACTGCTACCACGCTCTCCACCTTCGATTTTGTCCACGACATGAACCCAAGGATACAGGCAAGGCAAAATGACAAGCTGAGTGATTTTATCACCTCTCAGGACGGTATAATCGGTATCACCGTTGTTATATAGCTTCACGACAATTTCACCGTCATACCCTTCGTCAATCGTGCCACCGCTGGTGATATCGTGTTTCACATTGAGTCCTGATTTGCTTTTCAGGATTCCAACGGTATTCTCTGGCAGCTGAACATGCACCCCAGTGTAAAACACTGCGCTGCTATGTGCCTTTACCACCTCGTCACGTTCCGCAAAGATATCCAGTCCAGCATCCGTGAGATGTGCTCTGCGTGGTGTGAATCCGTGGTGATCTACTTGTACATTAATGCTGATTCCCATTTTCCTTTTCCTTTCTCCTTGCTCGTTCCTGTAATGAATTCCACTGCCTGACAGCATCCAACTCAAACGTACAGAGTTGTGTGTGCCTGTCGCAGTATTTATTAGTACACTCTCCATACCATTCATCACGGTATGGAGTAGTGTGCATAATTAGTCGTGGATGCCCACCGCATACACACGGCAGCATCTTAATCCGTATCTGACTGCTCAATGTCCTCGTCCTCTTCCTCGTCTTCCTCGTCAACCCTCGCAAAACCGCTTGTATTTGGAGCGTAAATCGTGAGATGCAACGCTCTTAAAGGTAGATGTGCGCATAGACTTCCATCGGTATTTTCAGCCACAATATCAACGTCTTCTGGATACTTCTCAGCCAGCATCTTCACCCGGTTGATAAACCGTTTCTGTGTTAGCGATACGGTCACTCGCTTGTCTCCTGTAATCCACTCGATTACATTCTCTTTAATCTCTGCCATTCAACACCTCAACAATCTTGTCATACCTAGCTGCTCTCGCTCTGTCGGAGAGTGCCAGTCCTTTGCATATCTCACGGATCTCTTGCAGAATGTCATCGTCAGTCTGAAATGTTTTTAATGCATGCATCTTCAGTTCGTTTATTTGCTCAGTAATTGTATCAGTAACTGCATCAGTAGCCGTGTAATCAAGTCGTGCCATCACAAATACCTCTTTGCATACTCTGCCATAAGCAGTGCTTCTGCCATGCCATCGTGGTCGGTCTTACAACGCTCAGTGCGTTTCAGATTTGCACTTGGGAATAACTGCTTACACACTCTGATCGAATCTGCTTTTTCCGCATTCAGTGAGAAAGCAGATTTCCATTTGCGTGGTGTCACTAGCTGATACGGAATGTAAAATGCAAACAGCATACCCTGTATGAATCCATAGTTCTCACCGAATGAGAATGTACTGCTGACACCCTGTTTCGGCATTGCACCTACTTTCTCTAAGCAGCAGATAGCGTTTTCACCTAACGGCAGATTAGTAAGAATCCTTCTGTACTCTTCCATGTCAAATGGAGTGAGGGCGATAATATTACCCTCTCCATCTATCACAGCCATTGCACCGGACTTTCCAGGGTCTATGCCGATGTATATCAATCTTCATCACCTCTCTGTTCTATAAATCTCAGTAGGATTTCCTTGTAATGTTTCTTTGTTACAATGCTCTGTGTGGCTTCGTGCGTACTGGAGTACATCAAGTGTTCTAGTGCATCGATGGCATCCTCTTTGCTTATGAATGCCTTTTCGCAGTTGTCGCAGTCACCTACGCAGTAGTCTTCATCACATTGTGGTGTCCATTTCCATTTGCTTACACTCATTTTTTTCCTTCCACTTCTCCCATGCTTCTCTTGCTTCTGCTTCGGTCTTGTAGCCGATGTCATCCATGTACAGTGCCATAGACACCCAGTCTTCACCGTAGGCGTAGACTTCTTCTATCATGTCGCCATGCCTTATGTACTTGACGTAAAGCTGTTCAGCCATATCACTTCACCTCAATTTCTATGATATTTTTTGCTCCATGACGTGTTTTAATCGAAAACCATTGATTGCCATCTTCATCACGATTTAGCACAAGATACTGCTCTGGATGTTCCATAAGCCATTCTTGAACCGCTAATAATAATTCTGTGATGGAAGCCGGTTCCATTTCCCCGATTTCATACGCTGATATATACTCATAAGCACCGTCTTGTGTTGCATGACGGATCAACTCTTCTTTGTCGAGCAGTTCTTTTCTTTTTTTGTCCCCCTTCTTTCCATCCACCAACGGACACCAACACGGTCTGTCTACCCACCCAAGGTCAACCTCTTTCCGTGTGGCACAACATACATACACCGTGTCATTTTCGATGGTTGGAAGAAAATACCTCAATCTGCATTCACTGCAATCAATCGGCATCTCCATGTCAATCTGTGTCATTTTCATCCTCCAGTGTTTCTCCATTCATGATTTGCACCCAAATTGCAAGGCGAATCGTGCTTGCGATTTCATCCGTGAAGTCTTGTATATTTTGCAACAGTTCATCCATCGGTTTTCCTTTCTCCGAATGAGCAAAAATCACTTTTCTCATTACTCCAGTCAAATACCTCACAGTGTGTTCTTTCCTCTTTACGAAACACAATGCAGTATGTTGAATCGTATTTCTTCCAGATGCTCATATCATTCGCCTTTTCAAACTCATACGCTTGCTGAATCTCAACGGCACTATGTCCATCAAATACGATGTCTGTCGTTACTCTTATGGTCATGTCACTTCACCAAATAGACATCCGTGTAGATTACACCTTTTGCAGTTGCTTCGGAATGAGTAGCAACGCAGAGGTCAATGCGCTGACCCTTGATTGCTCCACCAGTATCTTCTGCTATATATTCATGTCCGTTGATGATTACATGCGATCCCAATGGAATGACCCTTTGGTCAACAGCAATCGTTCTATAAGGTGTCAATGTCGTTCCTAGTGCTGTCGGTTTTCCTGTGTACGCTCCGTTACAGATGGAGCATGGGCAATAGTGCGAGATTCGGAATGTTCCAAGGTTTACCTGTTTCTGTGCTTCAAGTTCTTTGCGCTCGTTGTTCGCTTCCGTCCATCTGTCGCCGAACCACTTCAGCACATATTCATCCGTGCATCCTAACGCTCTTGCGGCTTCCGCTCCGTCATGTGCTCGGTTCATCTTCCACCAACAGACACCAATGTCTCCATCAATGTTTGCTCTTGCTGTAATCGTTCCAAGCAATCCACCGATTGCCAGTGCCAAGATAACTAACTGTACTAATTTCTTCTTCATATCATCACCCTATCCTTTGAATCATTCGGAAAATGTTCTTTTCCGTTTTAGAAATCTCTTCTAACGACTTTGCTATCGACACAAGAGCGTTTACTGCTCTGTCTGCCAACTGGTCTTCCTCGCTTGGAGCAACAGTTTCACCCTGTTGCTCCATAACGAATCTTCGTAAATTCTCACGCTTTTCCTCTGTCACTTCTTCACCTTACCCTTTCCATACGTGACTTCTTTAATCATCCAGTACCGCTCGTTGAACGGAATAAAGTCACCGCCTATATTTAATCTTCTGTCTAAGTGTTCTCGGAGAACATCAGCTTCCACGTTTTTAGAATCGAGACACGGACGGAACTCTTCCCATCTCTTCATCATCTCATCGTGGAATCTGAGTCCTCGCTCTTCACCGAAACCGAACTCTTCATGCAGCGTGAGCATTGCCAAGTCAAACATAAACTGCATCATCAGCTTCTCCATTAAGTCTGACCGGACTTCACGCTCATGAGCTAGTTTCTGTACTAATGCACTTTTCTTTGCCATTTACTCTCTCCGTTTCGAACACAAGTCCTTTCTCGATGAAATTCAACAGTGTCCTGTACTGCCATGAAATTAGAAACGCTCTATGCTTTGTTTGAGGATTTGTGCATCCAAAATAAACAATAAAATAGTCGCATTTGCTTTTCTCAAAGTCGGACATTGACTCGATTTGTTTTCCTCTCTTATACTTCTTCTTTGCCATTTAATCTTCTCCGTTATTGCTGCATACCCCAAACATTATTTCTCCGCATTCGTAGCAAACACCAATTGGATGCTTCAGGATGAATGATGAAAACTTTACCATCTCTTCGATGCCCCTCTGTCTCGCTGCCAGTTCCGAATGCTCCGAAACTAACGTTGCTGCCTTGTACTCGTTCATCCGCATTTGCAAGTACGTGTAAATGTCATTTTCATTAATGCAAACCATTTTCATCCCCCTTAGTCATATCGGTAGAAATCTTTGCCATAGATTTCATTTACCATGTCGAAAACCTTGCCCATTCCAAGGCCTTTTCCATTGCGTGTCCATATCTTCTTCGGATTCCAGTTTTGCCACTCGCCATCCATCTTTGGTGCTGTCGGATCGTAGTGCGGATTATCTGCCCATTCACCACCACCGATGCAGTATTCATAGAGTCTTGGATGTGTGATGGCTAATTTCTGAAACCTTGTCTGGCCTCGGTCCAGGTGCGCTCCGAATGCGCAAAATACACACCCAGTCCTGTCACAGCCGGTACATTTGAGATTCGTTGCACCGCCTAGCAAGCTATTTGGTTCGTACTCGTTCCCATTTGCATCAACACTGACGACTTCACCGTATACAGAAGCAATCGGAATGCCGTATTCCACGATGTATGTGAGAACGTCCTGTTCCGTCCAGAATGACATCGGTTGCGAGGTCGGCTTCTTGCTCTGGAATGCATTGCAACCGTGGCGAATCCATGCCTGTTTTCTCATTCTCGATTCCTCTGCAAGTGTCGCAAGTATTGGTTTGAAGTTGTTTGCCCTCTGATATTTTTGCATCGGAGATTTTTTCATTTTGGAACAGCAATAGTGAGATATCATCACCGGAAGGTCTCTTGCTATTGGAAGGTACTTCTCTTTGTTGAACATGGATTTCTCGCCGAAACGTTGTCCGTTGCTAAAGACACCCCCTTCGCCAGTCTGTCCATTTTCTTTGTGTCCTATCCACCGTCCTTGTAATACCGTTCTCCTGTTCCTTGCCGAACTGGTATGGATCAGGGTTAAGCCGCTGTCCGGACAATTCTGACCGCTTTCGCTCGCTCTCTCTCTCTCTCTCTACTTGAACAGTCTGTGAATTGATACGTCTGGCATAGTAGATTGCCTCGGCAACTTCCTTGCCGATGAGAGGATAACCATACTGGCTGATAACCTGTCCAAAGTTCATGGACGGAGTCACAATGTCAACATTATCGAACCCATTAACAAACTCTCGGATTTCCGGATATTCAAGGCCAGTGTTAGAAAACACAGCTTTGATGTCTGGATAAATATGCCTTGCTATGTGCAAAAGAACGGTTGAGTCTTTGCCGCCAGAGAATGAGATGCAGACATTTCCTTGGTAGTGCTGATACCATTCAATGATTCTTGTCTGTGTGATCTGAATTTTTCTATTTAGTGGCAATGCTTGCAGTTCTTTCAGTCTTTCGGCATCATGTACATCACTCATCGCTCACCTCTTCTGGAAAATGTTTTTTCGTCACTGCTATGGGGAACTCTTCAATCTCTGATGCCCATATCGCAGTGCCTTTTCCGTTACACTTCTCCCAACAGTATGGGAACCCACCGATACCATCGAACAGGCTGCCCAGTGTTGCCGGACGTTCATACTGTGCGGAGATCCTACGCAGAAGCCAAAACCAAAACGGTGTACAAATGCTGTTGCCAAGTGCTTTATACCGTGGACTGTCAGCTTCCTTGTGTTTCTTCCCTTTGGAATCCACCCACTCACCGATATCAGTCCATCCGTCTGGAAAGCCTTGTAGTCTTTCGCATTCCAGTGGTGTCAGCCGTCTGACTGCTGTTTCTCCTACGATTGGACGCTCCTTCTCTTGTGCATTCAGTGTGGTGCTTGTTCCGTCTTCTGTAATACCGTTGTGTCCTTTCCGGTCACTCATCATTACAGGCTCAGACACAGAATACCCCCCCCTCGTTAAGATAGCCTGTTGGTCGTGCATACAATTCAGCGCACCGACCTTTTCCGACAGGCTCAGTTGGTCTACTTGACCGTTTCCTATACAAAATACTTTCATCGGTTATTAACATGTCGTTGTAAGCATCCTGTCCGTTGTAGCTGCTTGGATGACCGCCTGGACTCAATGCTCCTGTCACTTTCTGATACGACAACTACCACGTACTCCCTTTCTATCCCCTGTCGTTCACCTTGCCCTTTGTAGTAACTGGAGTCCAACGTACCGGCAATGCCCCCCCCAGAGGAATTAATTAAGAATCTCAATTATCAGTTTCTCCGTATCGACATATTGTCTGTTTGCTCCTTTGTAATCGTCTGCGCAGAGCGAACCGACTTTGGATTGGTAGAGCAGATAACAAGTACTTCTGACCCCCCCCATACGATCCGCTATGGTTTCTCAGGGTTACAGATACATCATCCTCATGCCACTCAAAGAACCTCTTCTCTGTCAGTGTCTTCATTCCTTACCTCTATGATTAATGGTACGTTGCCCCCCCCAGTACCCATCCGTGTACTAAGGGTTTGGCAAACGTCCTCATCAATGATTTTGATGCGAGAGTCGTTAGGGTGATACTCAAGGTTGATGTAAGTCACAGGATAAACAGCGTTTGGTCTTGACTCGCACCTAGAGTCGCACTCATGTTCCATTGGATTAACGCTCCTTTACCGGCTTTCTTGCCGTGTGCATCCCTGTCGCACCCCCCCCTAATCTTGAGGGTCGCTACCCCGACTGATCTGATTCTCCAGTGCCGTCTTCAGAACGTCCGGCAATTGCTTGCCCCTCTTCTCGCTCCGTCTGAGGATTCCACGACAAGCCGTTTCGCTCAAATAAAACCTCGGATGCACCGATTCCGCTTCCAAAATCTGCGACAAGTGCGATACGCTTACGTCTTTGTGGGGTTCCTCTATTAAGCACTCGTCCATCAACCTCTTGGGTTGCTCCCCAAAACTGTGCATCGTGTACTCGCCAAGCAATGCTCCATCTACCCATCTCATCGTAGATGCATCCTGACTTGCTCCACTTTCCGTTCTTAGGCATAGGCACAGTGGGAGCATTTGGCTCAACGATTTTGACGATTTCCGTGAGGACGGTTTGGAAGTCTGCTCCTTTGTTGGAACTGAATGCTCCAGGTACGTTTTCCCAGACCATCCATCTAGGTCGAATAAACTGACCTGTCCGTCCATTCGCGATGTCACGTTCTCTCATCTCCTTTACGATCCGAATCTGTTCCAAGAACAAGCCACTGCGCTCACCGCCTAAACCGTCACGCTTACCGGCTACCGATAAATCTTGACCCTAACAAGGTGAACCACCGGTTATACAGTCCACAGGCGGTAAATCATAACCATGCAGCTTTGTAATATCTCCGTAATGTTTCACCTATCATCACCACCTTCAAACGCATCCATTATTTCGTTTGCGCAACTGGCACACAGGTCACGCTTAATAGTCCGTGAATAAAAATGTCCGTTTTTATCTGTCTTTCGCTCTGGATTATCGATACTGAAATGCATCACATCGTACTCACTCTCGATGACTGCACCGCAGCGATCACACTTGTAAATGGTCATGCTACATTCCCCCATCGATATCTCTTATACGTGACTTTCTTTCCAAAACGATTAAACCGTGTCTCATCCTCACCCACGATGTCGTATCCTTTATCTCGCATCTCACTGATACGTGTAGCCAGCTTGGTGATGCCAAGATCCGTGAATGCTTCAAACGGTGAGATGGAGTGAAACTCATCGAGGTAGTTCCGAATCAAATCATGCTGACTAAGGCTCATAGCAGTTCCCCCTCGGTTTCATCGACTTCAAACGGTGGTTCGTCTTTGATGAACTCTTCTTCACTGCGAGTAGGCGATGGGTGCTTTCTGATAACCGCCCTAACCTCGCTTGCTTTATCGCCCATATCGACCGCTAAATGATCGATTGCGATTTTTGCAAAATTTGTCGCTGCGTCATAAAAATCGAAGTGATATTCCATGTATCTGAATTCACTTGAATAAATTTGAACAATCCACATCTTCTATATCTCCTTTTCAATCATTGTCTCCTGTCCATTCCTCACCGGATATGGCTTTGTAAATTCTCTTCAGGTTTTCCTTATCCACTGGCCTTCCGTACCGCAGATACACCTCATTGCGTATCTCTGACGGTTTCGGATGCAGTTTCATTTTTGGCTTCAGGTCATACAAGGCATTCTTAACGTGGTCGAATGGAAGTCTTGCGAACTCTTTCTCCCACTGCTTAATCATGTCGTAGTGAAATGCCTTGTCTTTCCCTTCATAGAACTTAGGCCAGAGCTGCTTTGCGATTTTCAAAGCACGTACTGTTTCTTCATGAGTCAAAACGGCATCACCTCTTGGATCTCATCTTCCGTTACCTCGTTTTCCCATCCCTCGGCATTAAGCCATGTACCTGGGTACGGAATAAACTGCCCACCATCCTTCTGCCAGTCTCTCGACTGCTTCTGCTTTTCAATGGCATCGAGCATTACCTCAAGAGGAACTTTTTTAATAGCTTTATCGAATACCTTCCTAGCATGACCTTTATTCTTCTTCTTAGGATATGAAGACCAAAATATATTGAAGTAATTATCTATATCATTAGAAGAATTAAGAGTATTATTAGAATTCTTAGAGATAAAATTAGAGATATTATTATTACTAGTAATACTCTTGTTATTATTAACTGGTATTGCTTTGCCCTGTGGGGCAAATCGATTTGCCCTGTAGGGCAATTCGGAGATGCCCTTTTCGGTAAACCGATACCAAGTAGTGTGGTCAAAGGCTTTTTCGTTATACTCGCCTGTAGCTATCAGACCTTCGTCAACAAGGTGGCTCAGTGCCGTTCTGATGCGTTTTTGAGAAGCATAAGGAAACAGTTCCGTAAATGCTTTGGTGCTGTTGTACGTCCAGTAATAGCCATCGTGGAAGTGCTTCTCATTCGCTTTGTTCTTCTCTATCCAGAAGTCAAAGTAGTAGAGAAGCACCGCCTCTAGCATTCCGTACTTGCAAGCTAAATCCACATCAAACGAATGCATCATGGCTTACTCCTTTTAAAAGGGCAAAGTCTCTTCATCACCGTCATTCAGTTCCTCAAACATCTGAGTCACTGCTACCTCATCCTCTTCAAGCAGTTCGTCTTCAGGAAGCCGGTAATCCTGTGCGATTACACGATCCACACTGCATGTGTATTTCAGCTGCGTGTACATTGATTTCGTTCCATCAGCTTTCTTGTACTGCTTCTGATTGAAGAGTCCACCGATGAGAAGTCCTTTCCAGTGTTCCTCGTTCCAGTCGAACTCATAGCCATCGTTGGAGTGTTCCAAGCAAGTGACGAATGTTTTGAATCTGCGCTTGGTAGTGGCATCCTGTTCAGTGCCATCGTTCTTAGGAATGTACACATCCGTGTAACACCGCCACTTCTTGGAATTGATATCGCCTTTCTGACTGCGGAAGTCAGCGGTGTAGTACCCCATGTACTCACCATCAGCGATGTCGCATGATACACGGATATACTGGTTTCCGTTTTTCGATGTTGCCATCTTAGTTCCCATGATTTTCAGTACATAAGCACCTTTAGGAAGGAAGCGTCTCTCACCGAATGCCTGGACTTTTTCATAGTCATTGAATCTGTTAATCATTTACTGAATCTCCTATTCCATAAAAACTTCTGATTTTTTCGTCCACTGCTTTGAGGTCATTGGGTATCTCAAGGTCGAACATCCCTTCCGGTGACTTGCTAATGTCGTATCCATCGCTCTGTGTACGGAAGAAATACTTGTTCGTTCCCTGTTTCATTGCCCTGAGACAGACAGTGACCAACCCTTCCAAGCAAACCTTCTGATCGAGCAGCTTGCCAATGGTACGGATCTTCACCTCGCCCATATCATTGCTGTCCTCATGGAAGATGAAGTACACAATCACATCGTCCGGTAGCTCATACTTCACATAGTTGAACAGCGTCCATACGGAATCAGCGATGTCGTTATAGAGTTTGAACTGGTCGCCTTTTCCATGACCGTTCATGAACTTGGTAATCATCTCATAACCACAGTCATCGATGACTGCCACCTTGCAAGGCATCTTGCCTAACTGGTCTTTAATTTTGTTGGTATCAGAACCGTTCAAGACATATTTGAATTTCTTCTGAAACGGAAGCCGTTTCCGAATCGTGTTGACGAGAAGGATCTCGTCTTCGGCAAAGTTAATCAGTGACCGTGATTTGCCACTTCCAGACTTGCCGTAAATGATGACACTTTCAGCCATTGCCTTACCCCTTTCAATCGCACTGCTCGACTTCATAGAACTCGGATAACTCTTCCAGTTCCGTATCGAGCATTCGTTTTATGATGTTACGTGCTTCTGCACTTGCATCGTCTTCATCCGATGCACTCACCTTGATGGTGATTTCTGTAGTTACTAGGTAGTCACTCATTAACTGGCCTCCAGTTCTTTTGCAACAGTGTCCAGTGCGGAAAACACATTGCAAAATTCTTCTAGAGAACGGTATTTGTTCGCCACAGCGTTAAACTCACGCAATGCAGTGCGTAATATCGCATCTCGACCATTTTGTGTTCTCACAAGCATTTCCGTTGGGGAGTACACTGCTGTGTTTTCTGCGACTTTAAAGAATGCCCTAACCGGCTCCTGTACCGCCTCTTCCACAACAACTTCAATGCTGTTGATTACGTTCCTTGCTTGATGCTCTCTGTATTTTTCTGCAGCTGCATTATTGTCCCACTCAAAAACGCTGTGCAGAAGAGCATCTTTTGGTCTGCTGACTTCCACTAGATTCCTAGCTGTCAACCCATCATTTTCAGCGAGATTTTTCATTAACTCGCCAGCTTTTTGAGGATCTATTTTAGAAATCCTCGCTGTTGGTTTCCATTTGTAAACCATAGATATTCTGTTCCTTTCGTCTTAGATTTTTGGCATAGAGAACGCCATGCCACACCTGAACGCAACTAGCAAAAACTCAACATGCCGTACCATGCCAGCCTGACCGCACCCTCCTAACCTGACCTTGCCGTACCGTGCCAGACCTATGCTTGCCTTGCCTGCCATACCTCGCCATAACTCGCCATGCCCGAACTAACCTCAATTAGCCCCAACACGCACGACCATGCCTGCCAAGAAATGCCCAAACTGGCCAAGCCTCACCTCGCCCAAACATGACGTGCCAGCAACGCCTTCACTATTTATCTAGATTCGATATGAAACATTCCGAACTGTCCGTCTTTTTCCGGTCGCCATTCTCCAATTCCGACAGAATAACCACCGGCATTAATACAGTTAACGATCTGTTCCAAAGTCATATCTCCGTTTTTGTTGTATTCAAGGTCAAAATCCATAAACCAGTTTTTAAACTCGCCACGATAACGGATATCCGCAGAACCCATACCAATGCGTACCATATCCTCACGCATTTCTGGCGCACATCCTTGGATCTCTGCCATTTCACCAAAATCAGTTTTAAGGAAATATGCGCCCCTCAACCCCATTTGGTTTTTTACCCATCCGTTGCGGTATGCTGCGGAATTGGCAGCCAACTTGATGGCACCAACAGGAAAGCCAAACTTTGCTCCATTTTTTAATGCATTATCAAATGCCTCTGGTGTTGTTTCTGTTGGAACTTCCGTCAACCAGTAAAGGCTCTGGATGAAATCATCCATCGGATTGCGGATATCCTTCGCTTTGGTCTTTGTTGTTTTCATCTGAGCCTCCAGCATCATGCGTTTTGCCTTTTCGCTCCACGCATGGACAATCAGTGGAGAATCTCCAACAATTCGCATTGGGATGATTTCTTTTTCAATCGGCCTAATCTCGATAGTTTCTTGCTTTGTTGTTTTTGTGGTCATAATAATTTTCCTTTCAATAATGTTTTGATTTATGACCACTGCTGTGTTATATTATTAGTGGTCATATTCTGTTCCTGGATTTGACTTGCGCTTTGACAATCCCACATTGTCAAGGCGCAATTTTTATTGCCATAATTCCCAAACTGTGATATTCTCGTTAGAGTAAGCATCTTCTATATCGACATGCCTTACCCAACATGAGTCATCTTCGTCATCCCCGAAGGTGGCTCTTTTTATTGCCATAGACTTTCTGGTCTCTTCTTCTACCTTGGCTTGGAACTGCTGCATGATAATTCCGAACAGGCAGAAAATAGCAAGTATTGCACACCACAATATGGAACTATCCGCAGACAGCACACACAGTAAGCCAGTGGTGAAGATTTCCCATTCCCAAAACTTCATGTTGCCATTCCTTTCTTGTACGGAATCACTTTCCGTCCATCCTTAATGTCATTCCTGTTCATCATGTAGTGATCGAAAGCATCTACACGAATCCTTGTGTTACGGTGTGATGGGTAATAAAAATCACCATACCGTCCGTCATCCAACATCTCGTTAACGATGTTTGTGACGTTCCGTGGTGTCATATCCCATCTCTCAGCCAAAGTAGCCTTAGATGCGAATACCATTACCCATCACCTCTTTCCTCGATGATTCTTGCCAATGCATCACGAAGAATCAGTTCGCCATGCTTCGGAGTCCGTTTTCCGTTTAGAATCATTCCGACATATCTCGGAGTGAAACCGGAAGCCTTTGCAAGTTCCTTCTGAGTAACTCCATGAATGTGCATTTGTCCAACAACATCGGCAGTCCATTGTGCAACCAAACAAATTCACCCCCTTTTTGTTCGCTTTCGTTGACATTTGTGAACCTTAAATGTTACAATTGGTTTACAAACCAAAACCAAATATTTGACATCAAAGTGGTTCACAACTGCGAACTGTAGTTTTAGTATATGTTCCTAATTAGGAACTGTCAATACTTTTTCTTCACAATTGTGAACTTTGTTTGTCATGCACAAAACAGAGGTAACGAATATGGTGTTTTACGACAAATACAAGGCACTTTGTGAGCAAAAAAATATATCCCCAACGGCTGCCGGTATTGCCATCGGAGCAAGTAAAGCGACTGTCAATCGATGGAAAAACGGCTCAATGCCATCGGGTAGTGTTCTGAAAAAGGTATGTGAATACTTTGGAGTGTCTGCTGACTACTTTCTTGATGTGGACGGAAACGCCCCTAAAGTCGCTCCTGACGTACAGGAGTTGATAGAGGACTACAACTCTCGTCCTGAGATGAAAATGCTGTTCAAGGCTACCAAGGGAGTCACGGCAGAGGATATCGAGAGAGCGGCTAAGTTCTTAGAAGCCATGAAAGGAGATAAATAAGATAGTGTGGACAAATGATGCTTATGTGAGGTTTGTGCCTTTGCCACCAAGGGTCGAAGGTGTCACAACGTCCAATCCTGATGGATCGTGCAATATCTACATCAATTGCATGTTAAGTCGGAAAACGCAGATAGAAGCGTTAAGGCATGAGGTTAATCATGTTAAGAAAGACCATCTATTCGATGATGTGAAGAGTGTGGAACAAAAAGAAAAAGAAGCCGATATGTTTACCGGCTTCGATGGATGTGATTTGAAGTTTTGTAGTTAACTTGCTTGCAACTTGCTTCTAGATGCAAGTTTGATGCAAGTTTGATGCAATATAGTCAATTACATCATCATTCTAGTCAATTTAGTCAATTGGCTAGTCAATGATAAAAATAGAAAAGCACCCAGTGACCGCCCTTTAGTACACTGAGTGCAATCCTATGAAATTTAATAAAAAAGATGCTTTCCCAATGGTGCAAGCATTGAGAGCAGAAATGGAAGCACTTATCCAATCGCATTTAAAGATAGTATTTCCAATTCAAAGTATAACATTTCTTGCAAAAAAATGCAACGTGCAACACACAGTTGACAGTTTTGCGGATTTGTCAACACACAGTTGACAAGATTGGATGATAAAAATGAATGAATATGAAATGTATGTAGAGCAATTAGATGATGGCATCCGTTATGTACAACGCTATAAGCACCGCTTAACAGGGCAAATAAAACGAGTTTCTGTTAAGTATAGCAAAGATACTAGGTCGAATAGAAAGGTCGCTCAGAGCATCCTAAAACAGCGCATCCTTCGGCAAAACGGAACATTTGACGGTGACAGCATCACCTTCCAACAGCTTACGCAGAGGTATATGGACTGGCAGAAGGAAAATGTGAAGCCATCCACCTATACAAGAAACCGTCACTCCATCTCTTCACTGCTTAAAATCATCGATGGTGATGCGCTTGTGAATGAACTCACTGCTGATTATGTGAAGAAGCAATTCAACGAGACTGGCGATGATAATGGCACTCTGAATGAGAGACTGAAACGGTTTAAAGCCATTATGAGATGGGGATATGAACAGGAATTGGTCAACGACACCAAGTGTATTGATCGCATCAAGAGATGGAATGATATTCCACACAGAGCGAAGATAGAGGATAAGTATTTAGAAAAAGACGAACTGCAACGTGTCCTAGACTGGATGGATGTGGAGATATGGAGAGACTTGACTCGTTTCCTCGTTCTCACCGGAATGAGATTCGGAGAAGCAGCTGCACTTACAGTCGGAGATATTGATCTACACGAAAGGACTATCAACATAGATAAATCTCTCGATTCCGTAGATAAGATAGTGACTACCACTAAAACCTACACATCCACACGTACTATCCACATACAGGATGAGTTATTGCCGGTTGTAACGGCATTGTGTTTCGGCAAGAAGAAGGATGAACTGCTATTCCAGGGCAACGTCAATGGTCATGTCCATTACTACACCTACAACAAGTATCTGAAGGAGAATACCAAGGCATCCATAGGCAGAGAGATAACTACCCACGGTCTACGTCATACACATACATCGTTATGCGCTGAGAGTGGTATGGACTTGGATGCCATTGCAAGGCGACTTGGTCACTCCAATAGCAAGGTAACGAAAGAGATATATCTCCACGTTACCAAGAAAATGCAAGAGAAGGATAACAAGGCGATGGATTCCGTAAGGATCTTATCGTAAAAAAGTGTCTCAAAAGTGTCTCTATCCTTTCCTTTATGTTCCTTTATGTTCCTTCTGAAAGTTCTGAAAACACCCAAATTCGCCTTGAATTTCCTGTATTTTCCCTTATATTCATCTTAACCGAAAGTACTCGCCTCGCGCACCATACAAAATCCCAATTCTCCCTTATAATTCAAGGAGTTTTGGGATTTTCCATTTTCAAATGTGTCTCAAAAGTGTCTCATGAAAAAAGAGAGACACAAAAGTGCCTCTCTTCCTTGTTTAGCCGTTCATGCGATTAGCATATCTCCCATGAGATAAGCTTCCTTGGTTACAAGCACGAAAGCCTGTTCCCAATCTACATTTAAAGCCTTGGATATGGCTCTCACTACACAGTCACCAACGTTTCTCCCAGTTGGATTCGGCTGATAAAATTCATACATTGTAACCACCTCACTTGCCTTAATTGTCTCAAAATACCGTTTACGGTACGAGACAACGGAAAGACAAGATTCGGACAGTTTCAGTACAAAATAAAAAAACACCAACTAGTTGGTACAATTAGTTGGTACAACCAGTTGGTGTATTGGTTGGTGTATTTGGGCATAAAAAAAGAGGGGTAGTCGAATGACTACCCCTTACAAATCAGTATTTAATTCTAAGTGTTTGAAGACTTTCCACTTATTATTGCTGATGATCGCTTTGATCGTGTTCTCATGCAGTTTATATTTGTCTGCCAACTCAAAGAACGATAATCCGTCACAGTAATAATCTTGGAGAATCGACCTATTACGCTTATGATGGATGTACTCATAGATGGTGTTCTCCAAGATGGAAGTCTTTACATCCACAAGTGCATCCTTATCATTCATTTACTTTTTCTTCTTCTTTCTCCGATAACGTTTCGTGGTCTTCGTCTTCACTGTCTGCTTCGCTGATACTGCCATTTATCGCATCTCCAATTCCAGAAAGAACGGCATCACTGTCACCACTAGAACGCACGTTCTGCGTGACAGTCTGCTCAGTTGTTTCTTCTACTACTTCCCATTGGCTTTCATAATAAAGCCAAGCACCATTGGTTATGACAAGAGAAGCGAATATGATAATTACAAGAATCCATAGCCGTTTGTTGGCGATTTCAAGCCTTGCCATATCATGTTCGTGTTCCCATTTAGTCATCAGTTCGTTTTCCAAATTATCACGCTCCCAATTGCTGATAATATACCATAAAGAGTAGGGAATAGCTATGCTATTCCCTACTCTTTTCCTGTATTAATCGAGTGCCGCAGCACTGGAACTGGCTTCACATCGTCAGTTTATTGCCGTCATCTTGCGTCTACCTATTCCGCCACCGGATCTATGACATATGCTTTCTTCATGCATAGACCTCACCTGTGATTTCTTCAAATTCCTCTGCGGTAATCCAGTGCTTGATGACGGCATTGCGAACCGCTTTCAGTTTCCACTGGCCTTTGTCATAGTAGTTTTTTACCAGTTCAAATTTCGGGGAATGCTTATTCATCTTCAAATTTCTCCATTTCATCGCCCTCTGACGGGTCTTCAAGGTTGCCCATCATTATGTTGTAATCCTGTACGGCTTTTACGTTCTCTGCTATTTCTCTAGCATTATCCGTCCTGTGACGTTCAAGGACGGTGCCAATCAGCGGAACTACTTTCATGTGTTTTCCCCCTTAAAAAGTGAAATAACGTATTTATCCATCCGTTGGAGAAGTTTATAAGTGTTTCCAAGTTTCGCATGCGCTTTCCATGCAATGTAACACTCGTCAAATTTCTCTTTTGACATTTTCCCTTGTTTTACAAGTTGTGCCATACGATATAATTTCTTCCGTTCGTGCTTAACGTTCTTCGGATCAATAATGCGCACGACCTTACCTGTGTTGGTTAAACGAAAAGTAAAACCAAGGATTTTTATGCCATTGGTTAAAGGATAGATACGTGATTTTGTTGGATGTAATCGCAAACCGATGTAATTCTTGTTCGGCATTATACTCTCCTACCTGTCCGAAAGTGTGCGGACAGAATTATCAAGATTGCGAAGATTTCAAAATACAGGCGGGACAGCCTCTAGTCGTGTCGTATGCGTAGTAGGAGTTGACGAGGCCACTGCCGTTCACATAACACACAGTGGTGGCAACGTAGGGATAAGCTGAACGCAACCACACAAAAACAGATGAAGACTGTGATGCAATGTTGTAGCGTTTCAAAATATCGATAGCCGTACTAGTCGGGAAACGTCCAGTTCTGCCATCCTCTTCGGCTAGATCAATCATATACTGCCAATCCTCACCTTCAACGTTCGCCAACTGTGGATTGATGTGCCATTCCTGTAATGACGGAAGAAAGATTTTATCTGTCGTTGTTTCCGTTGTCTCTGCAAAACCTTCTTGCGTATTCAGCGCAGTGACCACTTCAACTTCATCGAGAATATCGAGGAATTCCTGAGAGTATCCCGCCAAGAAACCTCTGGTGGTGCTTGCCTGTGTTGGCGGTCTATCCCAAGGATTCTTAGGCTCCCACCAAGCACCAGCATTGGCGGCAGAATTAAGCCACTGTCGAATAGCAGACTGACTCCATCTGCCATAGCCATATACCACACGACTGATAGCATTCAATCTACCATTCGGTCTGTGTGCGTTTACACTGCCAATCGTGCCAAGATTTGTGCCAGTCGCATCGTTACTCGTTGTACCGCTCTGCTTAACAACGGTATCGCCCTTGGCATACACTCTCCACGCTCTTCCAGCTGTCGGATCGTTCGCATAGTTCTGCGCACAATCAATAAACAACTGGTCACCCTCTGAAGGTGCTTCTGTCAGTGTGAAATGAATGTTCAGTCCGACTGTCCATCCGTCTCCATATGCGCTACCTACTGGGATGTAATAATCGCCAGCCGTTTCTGTTCCATCAAAGTAATAAATCGCTTCAGGTGCATCAAACTGGATGCCATCGGGAATCGCATAGTGCCAGCACAGTGCCATATCATTATTGTCATAATGATGCACTACATCCCACGGTGCAGCATAATATGTAGACGCATCACGATACCAGTTCTCCAAAAACTGATATCCAACTGGATACAGTGTCGATGCTTTTCCGAATACGACAGCATCCTTTACTTTGTTCCATGTTTGTTCGCCACGAAGAATTGCGTATTGGATGTAACTGATATCCTCTTTTACATCATCAAACGAAACCTTTAAGTCTGCGAGACTTACTACTTTATCATCTAATGCCATATCTTTACCCCCTTATATTCCAAGATAAGATTTTGTTTCGGCAATAGTTGCTACTTCAATACTTTCTGCATACTGCTTTGCAAGCGTTGCAGATTCTTCAGCGGATGTCTTTGCAGCCACCGCATCGTTTTTTGCGCTCTCCGCATCCGTCTTTGCTTGAGATGCAGAAGATGCACTTGCACTGGCATTCTGTGCGGATGTGCTTGCGGCACTGGCACTGGCACTAGCTTCATTCGCTTTTGTGGTTGCCGTAGTCGCAGACTGACTTGCAGACGTTGCCGACTGACTGGCAGAACTCGCACTGCTTTCTGCATTAGTCTTCGCACTGACTGCATCGTCTTTCGCCTCTACTGATGCGTCTTTTGCGCTAACCGCAGTGTCCTTTGCTTCCACGGCAGTCTGAGCCGATTGTGCCGCTCTGCCGGCAGACTCAGAAGCAGACTGGGCAACAGTCGCATAACTAGCCATCAATTCAGCGAATTCCTCTTCAGTGCCAGTGTAACCCTTTCCAACCGCATAACCATAGGCGGTAGCATGCCCAAGGTTTTTATCATTTACTGTGATCGCCATTAACTCACCGCCTTAACATATAAATCGCCATCCAACAGATAGAAGTCTACTTCTGTGTTGGACGTTCTGTAATATATCAAATCACCATGCTCGTCAATGTAAAAATACATATACCCGGCATTCATGGTGGCTTGACCAATTAAATGCGTGTATTCCTCTGCTTCTTCCGCTGATGCTTTTGCATTCTCTTCCGATGTCTTCGCATCATTGGCATATTCACGGACAGTATCGATGGTTCTCTGTGCCTCTGTATTCGCAGCCTTTGCCTCTGCTGCGCTGGCAGATGCACTCTGAGCAGCATTCACCGCATTTCTGGTTTCTAACAGAGTCTTGCTCATCCACGCTGCTTCAGGAGTGTTACCAACTTCTTCATCAGCAAAGGACTCGCCAAAAACAACACTGTATATCTTGTTGTATGCCACTTGGTCTTCTACGGTATAAACAAGTTCCAAACCAATTGCTTTTCCGTTGGATGTATCTTCCGCAGTCGGTATCCACACCACTTCGTTGGACTCCATGTCCACTTCAATAACAACAGGATACACATAGTTCTTAACCTTGCTCTTCACCAACAGCGTGAACTCGCCTTCAGATCCATATGTTTCCGTGATGTCCGATACATCCAATATCACTCTAGTTGCAAGGTTATCGCCCATGCGCCCAATGGTTATGTAATTACCACTGACTGTTATATCTCTATAGTACATAAGCTATATCCCCAAGTATTCTTTAGTTTCCGACACCGTTGCCACATTAGCAACTAGCGAATTGATAGCTTCCACAAGGTTGTTTTTTTCGCTCGTTTCCAAGTCGTTCAAAAGACCAATATCGCCTTCCAATCCTTCAGTAGCATTATTAAGAGAGCGGATAGCATCACCAACAGTCTTGGACTCAGCCGCCTGATTCGGAACGGAAAGAGTGTTGTCTACGGAAGGAATCGACTCACGAATTGTTGTCAGTTCGTCTCCTACTTTTTTTGCATCTGCTGGCTTTCCTTCTTCAGTAAGACCGTTGTCCGTTGTTATTTCAAGAGAAGACAAGTCCACAGAAAACATAATGTTTTCATTCTCGTCAAGGAATGCCAGTGTGAAATTAGAACTATCATAGGAGACACTGGCTATACGTCCAATCAATGCTGCATAGGAGTAATAATCTTTTTCTCCGTTTATAGTAAACGATTCAATCATTTAGCCACCCCCTTTTAATCAACACGGAATACAATGATTTTAGCCCTTACGGTATCTGTACTATCATTAGCCAAAACAACGTAGAACGAACTTCCAGATATGTAACAGTACGAATAGTGTCTGTTTCGACTTTCCCCAATCGAATTGATAAACAATTTCTCCCCAGCTTGGTCGGCTGACGATACACCCAAATCAGATAGAGACCACGAATACTCTTGAATAGAACCACCAGCTGCGGTAAGCGTGACAGCTTTCACATAATGAACGTTCTTTGCATAGGATGAAATGCCATTCAACTTAGTTTTATCCGAGGTACTCATCAGTCCGTGAGTCGAGGTAGTCGCATCGGAGTATGTTGTGTCTTTTGCCGCAATGGTAATCGTATCATCTGAAGCATATGGAGTGAGCGTTATGTTTGAGCCAGCTGTAAGGGTCAGTGTATCTGATTTCCCATCCGCATAGACTGTCGTGCTTCCAACTTTCACCGAAGCAAAAGCATTCTGATTGACTTCCGCACCAGCCGCAATACCATCTAACTTTTTCTTGTCGGCAGCAGACATCAAACCATTAGCAGACTGTGTTGCCGCTGAATACGTTGTGTTGGTATCTCTAGCGGAAATCACGAAACTATCGCCACTCGCATTTGGTGTCAGTGTGACATTATCGCCAGCAGTGATCGTTAGCGTGTCCGTCTTGCTATCTGCGGCAAGAGTAGTGCTTCCAACCACGACATTGCTGAATGCATTCTGGTTTACTTCGGCACCAGTTGCAATGCCGTTCAGCTTGCTTTTATCTGCTGCCGTCATTAAACCATGCGCAGAGGTTGTGGCATCAGTATTTGCAGCTTTGCTGTTAAGCTGAGTCTGTACATTACTTGTTACACCAGATAGATAACCAAGTTCCGTGGCGGTTACAGCACTGGCAACCACCTTGCCGCTTCCGTTGGACGCAAGTGCTCTATTCTGTGTCAAGTTGCTCGTAGTAATTGTCGTAGCACCACCGGTGATGGTAGGTTGTTTTGCATTCAGCTGTGTCTGAATAGAACTCGTTACACCGCTGAGATATGCCAGCTCTGTATCAGTAACAGCACTAACTGCAACTTTACCGCTTCCATTAGATACCACTGCACGATTAGCAGTCAGATTGGATGACGTTATTGTTGTTGCCGCACCAGTGATACTATCCTGTTTTGTGCCGATAACAGCAAGGTCATCCTTTGTAGGAATCTCTTTCCATGAACCCCAAGAGTCGCTATAGAAGTTTCTTCTGAACTGTTTCGCACCACTAGTCATGTATTCAGTCAAAATCTGAACACAACCAACAGCAGCATGCGGAAGAACAACCATAGAGAATGCGTTCTGAGTAGGACAGTTAGCAAGAGTCGCTGCAACGGCATTCGCTCCGCACTGGTAGATCGCATTCGTTTTCATTGCGTTCAAGTCTTGACCACTGCCAATACCGACTGTCTGATAGGTTGTGGCGATACCAAGCATGCCGTCTATGGTATCCCAGTTCGCATTCATCGCTGTGATATCCGCAGTGTCGGTTAAGGCTGGTTTCACCAAGTTATATCTGCTTGTGTTCGTAGACATTCGCAGTATCCCCCTTAATTACTTACAATATTGTAGAACACATCGTTCCAAGTTTCGTGTCTCTGTGACATGACGTTCCAATTATCACAAGCTGTTTTGACTTCTCCCCAAGACTGGAACGTTCTCATGACTTGAAGTCCAAGATGTGCTGGTTTTCTTCTCATGAGTTCGTCTTCAATCGCTTGGAATTTGTATTCTTTATTGGTGGAAGACGGATTTATCCATACATACAAAGTGCTGTTCTCGATGTAGGATCTTGCAGTGCCATCCGTAAAAGCACTGACAATAGAGTTGATAGATTCCGTGTTTAACTTGCCCTGTCCACGAATACGAGCGATGATAGCGTATCTACGCATCTCAAGCGTATCGCTCTCGTCATAAGCCAAGTTCAATAGATTTTCCCACTGCTCGATTCGTTCCTCTCCCATAGTGGTGAGGAAAGCATCATTCAGTGCAGAGTTATTCGCAGTCCAACCAAGCTCAAACTCAGGAAACTCACTCGCAATAATGCACTGGAAGTCAACGATAATCTGGACAACAATGGGATAGTAATCGAACATTCGTCTGCCCAGCACACTGTCAGTCCTGAACACATACTGGTTTAATACGATACTGTTGTTCTCGATGTATGCGTTGTTCGATGTAATGACAAGGGAGTTGTTCGCATCCTTCTGGATGAGTTCTCCCATCGTGTTCATCAACGAGCCATCGGAATCTATGTAGAATCGGTTTTTTCTATCTAAATAATCCATCAGCTACTCACCAACGTCCATGTAGCAGTTCCGATGACAGGAACTTCCTCATCTGCCAGAGCGATGTTCGCTGTGCTGTTGTTTATCTTCAAAAGGTTGATGAAGTCAACACCGTCAACGTCACTCAGAACTGCACCAACGTTCATGTAGTTTACATACGGCTTTTCGTAGCTGATGCTTCTGAAATACACACTTAATACTTCTGTCAGCATGGCGAATACCGCATCGGAATCATATCCGTCTTCCACGGATACTTCTGCAGACACGTTGATGGTCTTCGTAGTAGCAGTGGATGCAGTGACAAACGCTCCAATAGGAGCGACACCATCACCCATGCCACTGACGTTGGGATCTAGGTATTCCTGAAATTCCGCAAGAAATTCAGTTGTGCATGGTAGGGAGTCCTCATCCAAAATCGATACCTTCACTGTGTTTGCACCGTTCCAGAGCGGAAACACCTTATGCTTTCCGACACCAGGGTACGCTTTTGCCCAAGCATTATACTGAGCAACGTTACCGTCAATAGATGAGTTGTTCACCTTGTCGATATACGCTGAACGTATCTCATCGTCCGTCCACTCATCCTGTGCCGTGGTCGTTACTTCGACAATAACGGCATTCTTCAGGTTGTTGTTAACGTAGTTGATAGGTGTGATTTCTCCGATGGTAAAGTTTGGAGCACTTCCAGCAGTCTCACATACCATGTGGTATAGCCACATACTGTTTTCAATGCCGATGTAGTCCGTTACCACATAGTTGTACACATCACAGTTCCATCGAGTGCCGACTTCAATCTCAGCATCGAACTGTGCTTTTACCGTACAATAGGTCGCTGCGAACTGGTCGGTGTTGACACCCATCTGTACGCACATTTTAAGCAGTGATTCCCTAGAAGCCGTCTGCACAAACTGTTCATCCAGAACGTTATCAACAGCATCGTAGAGAATCGCTAATTCCATCGCAGCTGGTGCAAGGGCATTGAAGATCATCGAACCTTCACGATAGTCAAATTCAGGATACTTCTCAGCGACCCTTTCTTTCATTCGTGAGATTATGGCTTCATAGGTTTCGTCTTCATACATTAAATGCTCACCTCGATTCCAGCTTTGATATTTGTATTAATAGTTGTATGGCATACAAATGTAACGTGGAGATTGTTTCCTTTTTCTTCAAACTCAAAGTCCGTCACATCCGTAATGCGGTCATCCTGAACTAACGCTTCATACACTCTGCGTTTGATTTCAGGCTTCACATAGGTAATAGGCTTGCCGTATAGATCGACAAGTTCAATACCGTAATCCCACGAGTAGATTGGGAACTGATACCGTTCAGTGCCAAGGATAAAGTAGATAGTCTGTTCCAAGGCTTCCCTATCATCCGTGAATCCCTGTACTACGTCCTGTGGGATGTTGACTTTATGTGTCCTGTCAAAATACTCAACTTCGTATAGTGCAGCCGTTAATTCGTTTATGGTTGGAATCAATCGATATCACCTCACTCGACAGGCATCCTGTCTATAACGACAAATTTTCTTCCACCTTGCTCCCTGATCATCACGACAGTATCACCCAATTTCAGTGAGTTATCGACAATGTACGTGCCTGTCTCGCCTGTAGACGTACTCGTCATGTTGACAAGATGTCTAGTCATGGACTGTGGAATTACCAGAAGTCCTTCTGGAATAATAAAGTTATTTGTGATTTTAACTTGAAGTGGCACAGTAGAAACTACTGTGCCATATCTCATGTCCATCGGTGTGCTGGCATCTACGGCTTCCAGTGATGCCTGTTTAATGAGTCTTACAAGGTCACTAGCCATTATTCGTCATACGCTCCTTCCACCGTAACATCCATTGTGTAGGAGTCCTTTGAAAACTTATGCACTACCTTGTCCACAATGAAGTAGGAATTCGCAATGTAGTCGCCAAGATCCAGCTTAACAGGAATCATTGAACCGCCTCTGACTTCAGGGTTACCAAAGGCATCTCGTATCGTCAGAGAACGTGTTTTCCTGTTATAAATCTTTAGCAGAGCATTCGCTTTGTTCTGTCCAAGTGATGGAGTATCAATCTGCTCAAAATACTGCAAGATGCCCCATCGCTTGATGTTTGCATTAGACTCTGCCACGAAGACTTGGACTGTCTCGTTTGAACCACTGGAATCCAATACGTTGCCAGTCGCTCTGGCAGCAGTGCCGTTGATATCCGTTACAGTAGTCGGATTAGAACCGCTGAACTGGTTATCGGAGCGACTCAGGACTCGCTGACTGTAGAATGCCCAGTCACTGCGAATGCCATGCTTCTGGACGTTGTATGGGCCGGCATAGTAAGCAGTCAGTGCCTTTGCCACGTTGTTGTTGAACATATTCAACATCTTTTTGATGTATTTTGTTCCAGCACGTACATTTAGCAGAGGGTCTGTTCTCTGGTTTCTTGGACATCCCATTTCCTCTGCCGTTGCCGGCATCAATTGCATCAGTCCAACAGCACCGGTAGATGACACATCGTTAGGATTTCCGCTTGACTCAACATCAATAATGGCAGCGATAAGAGAAGCTGCGACACCCTGTTCCGCAGAGACTTGATTTATGATGTTACCCCAACGAGTAACTGAATCTGGCAGTGTATAGCTCATTTAATCACTACCTTTCGGATGGTTATTTTTTGGATGCTTGCAGTGCCATTGCAGCACCTTCTTCTCTGGTGAGATATCCTTTCGGCCTGGAACCGTCAGTGATACCTTCTGCTACGGCTTCTTTGATGATGTCTTTCGCCCAGTTGCTAGGCTGAGTGTTATATCCTTTGAGCACTGCTTCCAGTCGCTCGTCAATCAGTTTGATAGTTTCTTCTCTAGTCAAGTCTTCCACCTCACTATACTTAGGACGAATGATTTCACAAATCTGGTACTGATACCTCGTTCTGTACATCACTTCGCCACCATTGCTGTCATTGCCAACTGCCGTATTACCTTCGATAGTCTGATAACTGCCGTCCGACCACTGCTTCACAATGAAGCCAATGTGGTCAGCGACACCGTCTTTTCCCCAGTCGAACAGGACGATATCACCGTATCTGCCCTGAGAAATGGGAACGGTAAGATGTGCCGACTTTCCCCAGTTGGCCACAGTCGGACAATACGCTGTTTTTTTGCCGTCATAGAAGAGTTTTGATGCCCCGGCAATACGAAACACATCCCACACAAAAGCGCAGCACCAAGGGTAAGCAGAACCGCTTACTGCACTGCCATAGTAGTCTGTGTTGAATACAACCTTATTGCTATTCGGTGGAGATTCCTTCACACCGATGTATCTTTCAGCAACCGACATTACGTCTTTAGCAGTTGCCATTAAATCACCTCACTGGTCACATCCGCTAAAAAAGCACGATACTCTTCCAAGGCATTCTTGGCTTTGTTTCGTGCTGCTTCTACGTTTCCGTTTAGTTTTCCGTTCTGCAATGCGACTGCATTGACATCTGCCAGTTCGATGGATGCTTCCATCATCTGCATTGACAGGCGAGATTCTTTCTGTCTGCGTTCTTCTCGCTTATCATCGATTTTTTTCTGTTTGTTGCCATCAGTCTGAATCTTAGCAACTACGATCATACTGATGCCTGAAAACAACATTCCAAGCACCGATACGATTTCTGGTGTCATCATTCCTCACCATCTTTCAAACGGTCAAGGTACTCATCTGCTTTCCTTGCATGTTTTGTAATGCTATTGTTCTTCCACCATGTCCAGATAGGCACGATGATAGTAGAAAGAATCGTGATAATCTGATACACGGTGTTTTCATCGATGTTCAACGGACTCTTTCCATAGAAAATGAGCAAGTCATTCAACAGCGTGATAACTAGCATCACAGTTCTAACAACAGTCATCTGTGGTCTTGTCATTTCTTTACCCCTTTTCTTAGTACGCTGGTCTGCCGTAACTTTTAATCGTTGCAAGGCTTCTCGTTACTCGTGATACTCTGTTTTGATAGTTTCCTTCAATCACAATGGCATTCGCTCCGCTAATGGATTCTACGATACCGATGTGGTCAAAAGTACCGCCACCGTTTGCCCAGTCATAAAACACAACATCCCCAGCCTTAAGTCCACTATGTCCACTGACGTAAGAACCACGATTTCGGAAACCGTCAGCAATAACTTCGCATGATGCCGATTTGGTGATTAGACTTGCCATTCCAGCGTTCTGGAATACCCAAGACACAAACACTGCACACCACGGATATGCGGAACCGCTGACAGCATGACCGTAATACCATGTATTGTATTTAACATTGTTGTTTCCAGTTTCGGCAGTGCCGATCTGAGAAGCAGCCACACTGAGTATTTTCTGTGCTCCGCTTCCTGTAGCACTGTCAGAGTCAAGTGACGAATCCATCGATGTGAACGTGGACGAAGAACCAGTCGATGATTTCGGTTTGTAATACAGAACGACTCTGTTATACGTTTCCTCATCAATACTCGTCTGATAGTCAAGGTCTTGTGCCGTGTCTTTATCGAGGACTGTATTCACTTTCATATTGAGAACGTTTCTGTAACATATCTTTCCAGCATCGTCATACAGGACGTACATCTGCCCTGTATTTGCCAGAGTTTCCTCAGTAACGCTCAGAGCGATATCTACCGCAGACTTGTTCTCTTCCGCTACCGCTTCCACAATATACTTGGAGTCTTCAATCGTTCCTACTTCTAGGTTGAAGTCTTCACACAGAGACTTCACGATATCCGATGCTTTCTTCTTCACAAAGACGTAAGAAAACTTATTCTTCAAATACCGCAGCTGATCATAAGCAGTAACGGTGATTTTCGGCAGTGACTTGCTTCTCTTCTTTGTGAAGACATATCCTTTGAAAATGCACTTGTTGTTGTAGTAGAAAGCGACAGGATCTCCTTCGGAGAATGACTTTACTGCCATCGTGGTAAATGTCATCTTTCCAGCGGAAGCATGTCTATCCCATTCAATCTGCACACCGTCTTCCACACAAGGTTCAAATGTTTCACCATTGTGAAGTATCGCCATGCTGATTTGCGGTGACTGCACTGCGAGTCCATTCTCATTTCGTTTTAGGTACTCGCTATACGCTTCCTTTAATGTTTTCATGCTACGTCACCACCTATCATAGAAATAGGCTGCATCGAGTAGCGTAACATTTGCTGGGATCGTAATCTTAGTTCCGGCAAAAATCCAGTGACCAGAAGAAGAGGATTCCATACCGTGACTTTTCGCTGCATTCTCAATAATCTTTTTGTTATAAGAATATATGACTTGCCACATCTCACCATCGCCATAGAACTTCTTACCTAACGCATATAACGTGTCTGTGTCTTTGATGGTGTACTCAACGTCTTGGGTCGCTGGTTGATTGGCAGTGTCACGCTTTGGTGCGTTGGAACTGGCAGTAGATGTGGATGTCGGTTTTTTGGAAGACAGAACTTTGACTCCGTATTCCTTTGCCTGTCTCAGAGAGAACTCGATGATAACATCATCACCTTCATCGTGGTCTTCTTTGATGTTCATCTCTTCAATAGCCATGAGCAAGTTCGTATCCCAGTCACCAAGACGAGTGACAATGAATCGGAACATTTTCTTGTTCTCTTTCAAGTCCTTGAAGAAGTCATAGTAATACTGGAAATCGACAAACCGTCTGGCATACGGATACTGTCTCATCGGAAATCGTGCTTCAAACTCGACTTCCGTTAATGTCGGAGACTTCAGGATATTGATGTCACCGCCATTGATGAGACTTACTTTTTCGTTATTGCTTCCGATTTTTATCTCAAGTTCAGGTGGAGTGATGGGCAGTTCAATGACCGTATCTTTATACCGAAAGAAGAACGTATAACCGTAATGATTATTCAGTGCCATACTCTCACCACCTTACAGGGTATACACACCTTCAGCGACTTCGTTCAGTTCCTGATACAGTAGATCAGACAACTTAGTCACGATGCCGTCAAGGTCTGTAGTACCGCTAACGTTGTTGTTATTCGTCATATCCACGTTGATGGATGCGACAGTGTATTCCTTCTTCCACTCCAGTTCTGCAAGGTCACGCAAATACTGAAGATCCTCAATAGTGGTGTCCATCTTATCGGAAATCTTGCCCGTGGTCTTGTTCAGGTCACCTAGTCCGTTGGAGATATCCTCAACGCTGTCGGTATTCAATGTAGTATCGACACCGTTCATGGAGCCAACATTGGCAATGCCAGACAGTTTCTCTTTTATTTTATCGACTGCGGTAGAACCAAAGTTGTACCCGGTATTATACGCAGAAGACGTATTCCAGAGTGCCTTATTCTGGACACCATCAATTAGTGCGGTTACTTTTTCGGTAACATTCGATTTCTGCTTGTACGTGCCGTTTCCGTATCGTGATACAAGAGAATTCGCCCTGCTTGCAAGTCCAGACTGCCATCCACTGACAACACCTGAAAGGTTGCTTCCAAATATGGAATCAATACCGCTTGCTATTGTACTGAGAATAGACAGAACTGACTGGGCAAGTCCTTGAAATGCACGAATAATGGATGCTATCGGATCGTTAAATACGTTTCCAAAGAAATTCGCAAACGTATCCCAAGCAGTCGTTAACGGAACCACGGCATTTTTGATTATCATTGCAGCCAGTGTCACAAACAAGTTCCAGACAACAGAAGCAGCTGCCGTAATAACTCCGACAATCCTACCTACTGCATCCTCTGTGCTATCGGCAGTCAGGGTCAAAACAAGAAATACTGCCGTAATAATGGCTAGGATTGCGGCTACAATACTTCCTGTAATAATCGCCTTTGCCATAAGCCAAATAGTGGTCACAAGCAAAATGGCAGCAATCATGACTTGTGCCATTTCAGCCGACTTGCCCATGATTAACTGCATTCCAGCGACTATTGCAGCGAAAAGCAAAATATACTTGAAATACGGTGCGAGTGCCGCTGCTGATGCAACAAATGCCTTGATTGCGTTAGCTGCTGCTATTCCAGCAGCGATAGTGATTGCTGTCAAGACACCAAGTGCAATCCACTTCAGCCAGTACCAGTTGTTCGCTATAAACGTCAATGCCCCACCAATTGCTTTGACAATATATGTGGCAAGCGTTGCGACACCTTCCATAACTTTAGTGAATCCCTGAAGGAATCCAGTCTCGACTAGACGGTTCATTTGGTTTCGCATCTCATCGAACACTGGCATAAACGAGTGCGTGGCACTGGACTTCATTACCGTCCACATCTGAGCAAATGTCATCTGCGTGGACTGGAATGCATCGTCCATCTTTTCGCCAGCTGACAGGATACCAGCGACAACGATATCCGAGGTGATCATACCTTCGGATGCCATTTCTTTCAGTGATTTTGTGGAGTCATAGACACCTTGAGCAAACTCTTCAATAGCTTTATAAGCCAACGGAGCACCTTCACGTACAGAACGAAGTTCGTCACCAGCTAGGATGCCAGAACCCAATGCCTGTACCATCTGATACATAGAACTCGCCTGTTCTGCTGCCGATGCACCACCGACAGTGTATGCTTCCGACATGATTTGCTGGAATCGAATTGCATTATCCACGTTGTTTCCGAATGCGTTTCCAGCAAGCATCATGCTCTTTGATACGTTGGATACCATATCGGTATATCCAGTACGTGCTTGCTGCGAAATGCGGAATATCTTTTCCATCGTGGATGCCGTTGCATCTAGAGTCGCACTGGAAAATTCCTTATCTCCTGTCGCCCCGGTTGTATAACCAAGGTCGTTGCCCATAGTCTGTGCATTGACATAATTCAGCTTGTTCTCTGCACCAGTCATCGCATCGGCAGTCTGAACCAATGCCCTAGCACCCATGATGCCAAGATATGTGGATGCCATAGCACGAATCTTGCGAGTGATGTCATCAACGATAGTGCCTGTCTTCCGCAGTCCGTTATTTACTTTATTGGTGTTGTTCGACCAGTTGTTTGTGGCATTCGCAGCCTTGTTTGTGGCTGTGGTTGCCTTATTTGTCGCATTCGCTATCTGCCCTGTAGTGGAATTGACTTTCTGAGTCATATTCGTCAGGCGAGATAGCGAATTGGACATGTGGCTAACACCCTTAGTGAAGTGCTGAGTATTAGCCTTAAAAATTACTTCTAATGTTTTAGACATCTAATCACACCTTATCTGTGTGGTCGTTTCGCTGATTTCGCTTTGAGTTCCTTCTCACGCTTCTTCTCGTCTTCCGCACGAACATCTATCGCAGCTGCAATAAATGCCTTTTCCCTACGGTCAAGATTCAGTATGCGAGATGGTTCCCAATGAAATTTATGGAGACAGTAGTAAGCGATAGCAGCATCACTATCATCTCCCTTGATTAGTTTTTTGCTTCTTCTACCAGTTCATCCATGCTCATGTCATAGCCGTTGACTTCAAGCACTTTGTTCTTCAATTCGGTATACTCCCCGGAAAGAAGAAGTTTGTGAAGAAGATCCTCGCCAGACATGACACCGAATGCATCTTGGAAGTCGGCATCTTTGAGGTTCGGTTCGACAACGGTTTCCACGCACATCTTTGCGATATACGCATCGTTATCCACTTCCATTGTGAACTGTCCTCTTTTGCCAGTTACAGGAACTTTGCGAGTGCAAGATTTTCGCAGTGCATCGTCCAGTCCACTGTTGATTGGTCTGAGTTTCCATTCAACAGGCTTGCCTTTGTCCATGTACCGTTTACTAGCCACATAAGTGACTTCTTCAATCGCTTTTGCTCCATCGAGAAATACTTTAAAATCCATAGTATGCTCCCCTTTTCTTTAAATAGTAAAACTTGGGGGAAACCATGTCAGGCTCCCCCCATTATGTGTTGATTAGATAACCCCAGCCATCAGCTTGTAGGCTTCAGCCACTTCAAATCTTTCAGCAGTGAAGTCGGTGCTCTGAGTCAGGATGTCATCAGAATCGGCATCGAATTTTGCGAGATCCACACTGTCGAGGTTGCAGTCGTACAGAATGATGGTCTGCCGACCAATGTCCGAAGCAGTGGGGTCATAGTTCGTAATCTGCATATCAAAGTACAAGTCCTGTCCAGATTCCTGAAACTTGTATGCGATCTGCTGCCACACGCTGGTGTTCATATGGAACTCAGCGGAACCAGTGATACGTCCAGACACGCTCTTAGTACCACCATTGACACGACCCAGAATAGGTACAGTCACCTTGGTCTTCTCAAAGGTAGCAGAAAGGTTGATTGCAGACATAAAGTTATAACGAGTGCCATCAATGGTCACGTAGCATTCAGCCAGTTTCGCAGAGACAGCATTCTTAGCAAGCATAGTCTGTGCCATTTACATTTCCCCCTTTCTTAAGATACGATGACGGTCATGTAGACACGAGCCATTGCGTTGACAGGAGTAACGGCATCGTTAACAACGATAGAGGACTTTGTCTGTCCTTCTTCCACGGTCACCAGAGAAGAGTCGAAGTCAGCAATGGCTTCAATCTGCTCCAGCTGTCTGTGGTGAGAAACGATGTCACCCCAGAGGGAGATGCGACCAGACTCGTTGTTGGGAATCTTGCCGAGGTACTTCGTGTTGAAGATTTTGGCAATGTCATTGGCAATCTGGTCAATGACACGAATGGTCTGGTTCGACTTGAAGTCATCGCCCTTGTCAGCGGTGGTATCAACGAGAGAGTTAATGTCTTCCAGAACACGGACACTGCCGTAAACCAGATGGAAGACAAACTGTCCACTCTCAAGGCAAGTCTCAAGAGCAGTCTGTCTGTGGTTGCAGATAACGGTATACTCACCGTCATAAACCTCGTTGGTTACGGATTTGTTGACTTCGCAACCAGCTTCAGCACCAGCAACCCATGCCACCAGAGCATATTCAGGAGCACCATCATCAGAAATGGTGGATACCACATTGATGAGTCCTTCGTGGTTTGCGTTGGGCAGATTGTATCCAACTCCAACCACTTTCTTACCGATATCATCTCTCCAAGACTTCACCGCAGCGACATAAGAAGCGATGTCTTCTGCCACACTGGTATAGATAGCAATAGCATTGAAGTCATACGGCTCCAGTGCTGCAATTGCATCGGATGCGGTCTGGTCACTCTCAAGTCCAAGGTCGTAAATAACGCACTTGGATGCATGACGGAAGATCTCACGCAGTGCAATCATGGATGCATCGGTGTAATCTTTACCGAGAATCGTGCTGGAGTCTTTTACGAACTCTGTGGCAGTGATTTCGATAACTGTGCCAGCTGCCTTGCCGAGAGGAAGTGCAATAGCGACTACACCACGCTCACCAAGCGTTGCCGTGGCACGAGATGCGTTGACAAAATTGATGTACGCACCGGGGAGAATTTTGTTCTGAGCAACAAAAGTTCCACCACCAAGCATATTATCATCCTTTCTATTAAGTATTTAATTGTTCCAGCACTTCCAGATCTTCCATATAGGTCGGGTCGTTAGGAACTTTCGTCCAAAATTTGTACGTTGCGTACATGGACAGAACACCGTCATCGTACTCGCAACTCATATCGACTGCTCGTACCATGCGGTTTTCAATCACGATATATTCAATCGCTTCAAAGGCTCTCTCAGCGACACCATAGGCTTCCGCTTTCGGGAGATCCTTTTCGACTGGAAAGTAATGTATCACCATAGGCATTGTTCTGTAGTAATGCACATGGTTCACACTGCGTGTCAGTGGTTCAATCATGTTTATCGTGAAGCATGGTTTCGTAAGGTTCTGTTTGATGTCTTCCACATAGTAGTGGTAGTTATCACCGAACACCTTATGAAGTGCCACCGACATCGCATCTAATGTTTTTTTAATCATGACAAACACCAATCCCACCACTGATCAAGAAAACGGTTTGCGATAGCATCTACCTCAAAGTTTCCGTCTTCCATCTCAAAAATTGCTTTCTCAACAAAGAAGTGTCCGTACACATAGTAAGGAGACATCGTACCTTGGTAATACTCCACGGTACGGTGCTTTACTCTGAAGTACGGACTATCTGCTTTGTTTCTAACCAGATGCCCATCGTTTACCCATTTGGCATATTCCACCGCATTTGTGAACTTAACCATGTACCCACCACTCACTGGATGGACTTTGCATGCTAAGTTTTCACCACCCCATCCAGAACGTAACTGTCCTGTCTTTACTGGAGTCTTTATCTGAAGGTAATCCAGCAGTTTTTGGGAGCAGTAATGGCAAATGCGTATCATCAGGTTCTGAAGTTCTTGGTCATTGCTTAACGCATAATAGAACCTTTCCACATTGGAAAGGTCTATCTCGAATAAATCGCTCATGCGTTATTCTCCCACAACTCAAGAACTATCTCCTGATGGTCGGTGTAAATGGCTGGCTGTCCACTGCCCTTGTATCTCTCCGTGACTCCATGCTGAGTAACCTCAATCATGGAACCAGCATTGATTCTCAAATCAGGTCGGATGAACAAAGTAATGGACTGGGAAATGACTGGAGCACCGTTCTGGATGTTCGTTGCCTGTTCCTTATGGTAGGAAATACGGCAAGGTTCGTTTGTGACGATGGGATTTGGTCGCTGAACGGATTGATGTGTTTCAGGGTCGATAGTGTCGATATACTCATACACTGTACAAGATCCTATCCAAAGTCTCTTCAGTGGATTAGGAGTCTTCGGAGTGAATGTCGCAAAATCTATTTCACTATCAACTTGTGTGGTATCCCCACCGAGATCAACATTAACATCCAAATCGTCCATTTAATCACCACCTCAGTTTCCGATATGGTGTAATCCACTTATCGTAGGCTTTGTCCAGTTCACGAACCATCCAGTCAAAACGGCTCTCAGGAGTGTCAAAAGACTCTCCGACTCCGTACTGGACAGTCGTGTCACCTTCACGAATCTCACGGATGGCAGTGGAGTAATCGAACCCAGACAACTGTCCGAAGTTCTTTCTCTCATACAGGAAACCAGCAGCGATCTTATCGAGCATTCTAGGACGAATGACATCAGGAATCTCATCAAAACCGATATAGCAGTAGTTCATTGTGTAGTTCGTGACTCTTTCGATAAGAAACTGAATCTCATTATCGTCTGTCTCGCTTGCGACAAATCCCATCATGCTCAGTCGGTTTTTGACTTCCTCTATGGAAATCGCAGTATCCATTAAATCTCAACTCCCAGTGCTTTCAGCAGTGCTTCTCGATGTTTGATAGCACGTACCTTCTTGCCCAGTCCGTGTTCCACGGCAAAGGCTTTCAGGTCGGCATCATTCATCAGGAGTACCTTGGTCAGAGGAATGCCGTAAACGGTTTCCTCAACGTCCATCATCGGTACTTCTTCTTCCTGTTCTTCCACCTTCGGCTCTTCTACGGCTTTCTCAGCGGCTTTTTCTTTCTTGGAAGGTTTCTTATCCTCTGTTTTCTTCTTCACAGGATAATCGCCTTCTTCGACTCTGTAGCCACTGTTTTTGAACCATTCGATCAGCTTCGGGTCATCGGTCATGCCGACACCTTCTACAAATCTCACGGTAGCGTAGATGCCGTTAGCGTGTTCGTTAGGTGCATAAATCAACATTATCTCGCTCCCCTTTCACTCAATCACTCACCGTCACTCTCACTGTCATCAACAGTGGGGAAGTTCTCGTCTTCAGCATCGCCAAGGATAGTGCCAAGACGGACGGTGCTTCTCTCGTTCAGATACGGATCGTTGTCAGCACCATCAAGTGCATCCTGAGTAGGAGTGCCTTTGTGCTGCCCGGTGTAAAAACTGTTCGTAGCCAGTCTCTCTCCAGCAATCGGAGTGCTTTCTGCCCACGTAACATTTTCGTATTTAATTTCGTTAGCCATTAGAGTTACCCCCTTTTATATTTATAGGTAACTTAGGAAACCTTAATGTCTCTCAGCACACCACAGGATTTGGTGGTCTTCAGAGCGACACCAGCAACCATTTCAACTTCGCCTTTCTTAACCGCACCAGCGGTGGTGAAGTCAGGCAGCCAAGATTTAACAGGCATCTGCCCAGACATGGAAACAGCGTGGAAAGCGTTCAGTCCGAACTTCACTGCGTAGATAGCAGTCTTACCGCTGGTAGTTGCAACGACAGGGTTATTGGAGCCAGCTTTAGCACCAAGATCGACAAACGGAATGGAGCCGTACATATCGACATTGCGACCATAGTTGTCCTTGGTGGTCTGATACATAGATGCTCTACGAGCAACTGCTCTCAGTTTGGCGACCATCTTGCCGTTCATCAGCAGTGCATCAGGAGTCTCAGACAGTCCGAGAAGGAACTCGTCCAGAATGTCGAGGAAACTCATGTAGTTGGAAGTGATGTTCGCTGCGGTATCCAGAGCAATGTTGCTTGCACTGATATCAGTTGCGGAGCCAGCAAGAGCAACGTCCAGTCCATCGAAAACGTCTGCATCGACAGAGGTGTTACCATTGATGACGGTGTCATTGAACAGAGCACCAGCTGCCTTGATTTTCTGACTCATCTGCCAAGTGACTTCGTTTGCGATGCCACCCATACCGGCAATGATACGGTCAACTTCAAACGCTCCACCGAAGACTTTCAGGTCAGTGCTGTAACGCTGTTTCTCGACTTCCTGAGGAGTGTACTCAGCGTTTACTTTACGGAAAGCAGCTGTCGGCTGAGTTACCTGTCGAGTGTAGGAATAGGTCAGAGTGCCACCGCCACCAGTCGGGGATACGCAATCGTCAAACGGAATGTTATTCAGAATAAAAGAGCTTTTAGCAAACTCATCAATAATGCCAAGCTGAAGGTCGTCCTGAGTATTCAGTTTGGCCTGTGCAAGTGTTACTGCCATTATGATTTCTCCTTTGTAGTTTGTGTGTATTAGTAATTACTGTGCTTTCAGAGCAGCCGCAACAGCAGATGCGAGGTCTTTTGGTGCATCGTCACCACCATTGGGCAGTCCGTCAGGGTTAGGTGCTTTAGCACCGGACGGTTTTGGATTGTTATCTCCACTCGCTTCAAACAGGAATTTCGTGTCTTCACCTTCTACAAGTCCTTTAAGCTGAGACTCAAGTCCTTCCAGTTTTCCATCAACGTAAGAGATCTTATCCAAATCGAGCAGTGCTTTCACCGCTTTCAGATTTCTAGGTTTCGCATCACGGATGGCTGTCTCAATAGCGTGGCTCTTTTCCAGTGCAGACAACTCATCTGCATACTTCTTAGCAGTCGCTTTGTTCTCGTCCTGTAGGTCGTTAAGCTGTTTCTGAAGTTTCTCATTATCCTTTGCGGATTCCTTCAGCTTCTCCAACTGCTCATCACGCTCTGCCAACTGCTGTTCCAGTGCAGTTACCTTAGAGGTAAGCTGTTCTGTCTCGCCCTTGGCTTTATTAACGTCCTTGCCGTTCTCAGCAAAGATAGCGTTAATGACTTCCTGATCGGTGATTCCGAGTCCTTTAAGAAATTCTGTATTCATGTTTTTTCCTTTCCGACTAGGCTTTTTAAGTGTTCTCCATCACTAGGTCTTGCATCGTTAGGCTGATGTTGCCGATATGTCTCCCCTACAGTAATTGTTGGTATATAAAATGGCGGTATCGGCTGGGGAGCATATCCTACCGCCATCCTTCAAGAAGACTAATCGTCTTCCTTTAGGCGAAATATTGGTCTTGCCCGACACCGGCATCGTGGATGCATCGGTGGAGCCGTTACACCCACTTCCCACTGGCTCATGGGGAACACAATGCCATGCATACCACCGCAGATTTCACAAGTCCGCTCATCCATCTGAGCGAAATACTTGAATCCTTCAAATCCCAACAGAAGAAAGATGGCTTTCTTCACGGAAGTGACTGCGTGGGATGCTTCGGTCATTGCAAGACCGCTTGTAACGTTGTCGATGCTCTTCCATTGCTTGCGAATGACTTTCAGCAACTCATTCAGAGTCAAACCCACTACAAATGCGTGTTTAACCTCTTTTTTCGTCTTGGCTTTCCATAACTCTACGTCTCTTTCAAGTCTGTCTCGCCAATTCTGCTCATCATCGCCCCATCTGTTGTCGATGACCGGCTCCAACGGTGCTTCAGTGCCGAAAAACTCATTTTCTCTCGCAACAATGTCCGAAAGCATGACTAAAAAGTAATTCGACAGTTCCTCATGGGTACTGTCGAACAACTCATCGATAAATTGGTTTAAAATTGTAATCCTTTGACGTCTATCACCCTCTCCCACCCATTTTTTGGCTTCAGAAAGGGTAATTTTGCCGTCTGTAGCGTATTTTCCGAAGAATTTGGACAATTCATCGAGCATTGCATCTCTTTTATCGTGGATAACCCATAACATAGCCAAAATTGTCTTGTCAGTGTCGGTATCTTCCTCAGAATCAAGCAGATTTAGCTCTTTTTCCGTCCAATTCACTGGCTACCACCGCCTTTTTCGGCATTAGACTGGTTTTTCACAATATTTTGTACTCTGAAGTTGGCTTCCATCTCTTCCAACTCAGCTTTTTTGTCCTCTTCCAACTGTTTTAGCTCTTTATCCAGGTTCGTAACCCACGGATGTCTACTCAGATTCGTTCTCTGAGAGATAACACCCTGTGATTTCACTACGGAATCAATTTTCGCATCCTCGTTGATGAAGATGTCACGGCTGAAGATCAAATCACACGGTGTATCCGACCAGTCATTGCCAGTTTTATCCTTCAAATACTGGTCGATAAACCAAATCAACTCGTCAAAACCGGCTTGGAACTCCATTTCCATCGCATTGGCATCCAAATCGATGTCAACATACGCAGAACTGATGTTCATCTCGTTAGGATCTCCATCCAAACGCTCTTCTTTGGCATCGAATCCGTAGCCGTTCTCGATAAGACTCTTCTTCAACTGTTGGACTTGCGCTTCATACATGGTGGCATCTTGGTCTACTTTCAGAACATCGATACCGCCCTGTACTCCATCCACCGTGGTTACCTTGACTACACCATACGTGGCAAGATTCTGACGGAATTCAGCCAAATTCGTGCCGTCATAGTTCTTCAGCACCAAGATGGAAGTACGAGGATCTTCGTCAGTATTGTCTTTTGTCTTCGACAGCACTTCATTAAACGCATCCTGTATGCCCTTTACTCTGCGGATAAGAGGAATCTCATCAGCATTGTATTTAAACGGTATGATGGGCAGCCGTTCCCAGTTGTACCCAACGTCACCGACTGTGATGTACGACTCATACTCGTTCTTTCTGTCAGGAGTCAGTTCGCCACCTTCACCGTTACGGATGAAGTGCATCACACCATTAGTCGTATACAAGTCAACGTGCTGAATCTCGATAAGACTGCCCTCGCCGTTGAATCTCTCTTCGATGTAGTACCGCAGTGCCATGCCTAGCTCAGTATGTGCCTTGTCTAACCAGATAGGACACACTTCATAGGCCGGGAATACCTGTATATCCAACTCACCATGATTGTTGTAATACGGATACAGATACGCAATGCCACCGTTAATGGCATCCTGTCCGAGCATGCGCAGCTTTCTTCGGATCTTACGTCCAAACCACTTCGTCAGTGCTTCCAGGTACTCATCATTGTCCGTGGCAATCGTCAACGGCTTGCCTAATACGAAATTCGTCTTCTGATTCACCAGTTTGGCATATACGTTGTCTACAATGCAGTTGTTAGGAAGGTTCTCTACTTCCTGTAGCTCTCCACCTTCACCGATCACAACACGCTGTTTATTGAGGATATCGTGTTTACCGAGGTAGTAGTCCTCACCGAGTAGCTGCTCTTTCCTGTTATCGGAATTCAGCCAGTGGGTAAGCACCATACTCAGGTACTCGATATTCGTTTTGGAAGGTGGAGTAGGATAATCCTCTTCTCTAAACGGTTGTGTACGCAATATCGCCATTACTTCACCTCATCAATCAAAACCAAAGACTGCCCCTTTACCTACTTTGTCATAAATACCGGCAAGACAGTCTTCAGCATCGTCATGTGCCATCTTTCCTTCCTTCTGATATGCCATGACATCTTTATAAAATTCGTTATAGTTAACTTCCCATCCCACAGGGAAGATGATATGTTCCTGACACCAAGTAGCCGAGGACAGGATACGTGCTTTCTTATTCCTACTCTGAGTAAATAAGTCAATATACGTCCGATACCAGTGGAATTTATCACGCAGTATCCGCTCGACAGACCGTCCGAATCCACGACCACCGTTATTCGACTCGATAAACGCTTTATTGACTTTATACTCATGCAACCGTCTGGCAGTCTCGCCCTCAGTGATCTCCATGCCGTCTTTTGTGAAGTACACATCCAGTGCGTAACAGTTACCGCTGATAACACCGTAGATTATCATGCACAGATAGTCATCGCCTTGGTCGGCAGTATCGACATAAGCGCAAATCTCGTCAAAGTCAGGCTCTTTCGATTCGGGATCTACCCTAGGCACTTCCATGTACGTCTTGAATCCAACGTTATACAAACGACCCTTCAAGTCGATGGGTTTCTGATTGTAGTTGGCTTCTACGATCTCCTGTGACATCGTCTTGGATATCAAGTCATATCTCTCTCTATCCAACACATCATCACAGAGCATCGTACCGTCTTCCTGGAGTGCCGTCCTCAGAAAGAGTGTGACCGGCATTCCAATCGACTGGTAATGAGTCAGTGCTTTACCGCTTAAATCATTCGTATTCCATCGAGTGGCAATGATTATCAGCTTGCCACCCTTTTCAAGTCGTGACAGCATGGTGTCTGTGAACCATGTCCACTGACTGTCAAGGATGGTTTCATTCAGTGCTTCTTCAGCGTTCTTTAACGTATCATCAAGTGCCATCAGAGTAGCACCAAAACCAGTCACAGTACCGGAAGGTGATGTGGCAAGGTAGCTTACATGCTGTCCTTCTAATCCCCAAAGATTCGCACTTGAATTGCCCCTCTTTATCTTTACATCGGGAAAGATATCCGAATAAACGATCCTGTCTTTACTCGCTTTCCTCTCACTGATGCCGTTTCGGACACTTCGTGAGAATGTAGTGGACAGTTGCTCGTTATACGAACCAGTGATTATCTTCTCCGATGGATTCCTACCAAGAACCCACATCTCAAATAGCTGTGCAGTTCTACTCTTGCCATGCCGTGGCGGTAGGTTCGTGATGAATACCCTTGCTTTCGGGTCTTCATAGAACTCCTGGAATGCGTTACACAGTTCTTTCAAGTACAGTCGGTTATCTTTGTAGAAGTCTGGTGCAAGCACTTTACAGAATTCCCAAAAATCCCTTCTACACAGCTCTAGCTTCGCCCTGTATTGAAGGTTTCCCCACTGTTTCTCTGATATCCCAAACGCTTCCCACGGCTTGTCTCTAGCCATCTCTTCGTTCATGTATCGCTCCCCATTTCGATATCTATTAAAAAAAACAGCGCAAAACTTTAAATAAACTCCAAAGTAATGCACTGTTTTAAATCATTTTTTAATTATTCCTTTCTCACACAGACTGCCCTTCCACCAAGAGGTATATGTGTGTATATGCAACATAAAGGGTAATGGAAGAAAAGTTATGAGAGTGTACGCAGTGAAACCAAGCAACTGTTTTTCGGCTTCCAGGCAGTCTGCTTTAGAGAAGGATCTATTCGCAAATGAAAACGTTTGTTTCCATCTACCACAATCTTATCAAATTAAACCACATTCCCTTCCATCCCTACTCATATTAAGCGAGTTCTCTTTCGTTAACTTCTTAATATACTAAGTTCACTATCGTATATCACCTTAATCAACTCAATATGGATAGAAGATTTTGTGGGTACAAAAATTTTTTTAGGATAGGGTCCCATATAGGGTCAACGAAAATTCTGCCTCTTCGCACTATTAAACAAAATAGGTATTTTGTTCAATTTGTTGCATGTTGTGTTAACAAGTGTTTATCTAATACTATATCTTGTGTTTAGGTTAACGAATATTGTTTTTTCATGCTAATGATGTAATTTTTTTTAGTTGTTCTAATGTTAAATCTTTGATATCATCATGTTTTTCTGTCTCTGAATCCATGGTATCATTATATAGCCCATATATTCTATTCAACATATTGACATATTTAGTTAGATTTGATTCATCATGATTCTTTTTACATATTTCAATACGTTCTTTAATGAATGATATCATTTCGATTCTATGCTTTGAGATATCATTCAAAAACTGTTTTTCTTCTATTTTTCGTTTAGTTGATATATAGTCTTGTATTCTGTCACTGTTATATAGTTGGCTTGCCATGCTATAAACACTGTTTAATGTGGTTTTGGTAGTATCAACATTGAATGCTTTAATATATGATTCTTTTTGTGATATTCCATTGTAAACCATATCGGCAAATTGTTTCTCACTGTCTTTTAATTTATAAGCCATATAAACACACCTAAACAAATAAAAAAACTATATCCAATATAGATGGATATAGTATCATGTAGAATTTTATATAATATATATATATCCGGTTCCCTGGCTGCATGCCGTCACCGGATTATTTTATATTTTATAAATATCACACCTTGAAACATTTGTAAATAGCTCAAAGTCTACACTAAGTGTCTAAAAGTGTGTAAAAGTGTCTACTATTCTATACTCGATTGTTTTTTTTAGTGTCCAGAATCGTCTGTATAACGTTTTTAGTGTTTAGTGGTATCTCATGTCATGATACTGTAAAAATGCATTGTGCGCGATTCTGGACGGCTCGTTTTAGTGCCGTGTTGATCGCGCCGGCTGGCCTGGAAGACGTAAAAAGGAAGACAGCTTTTTTTAGCTGTCTTCCTCATACTTTGTTATATACCGCTGTTTCTGGACTCGCTGCAATTCTTTGTGTAGCTTTATAATCTTATTAGGATCTTTTTCCCTTGCTATTTCATTTAGTAGAAAAATGGACTCATTTTCCATACTCTCTAAACGTTCATCAAAATCCAGCCGCCGCAACTCTTCAAGCTCTTTTTCCCTTTTCCGGTCCATTCTGGCAAGCTGTTTTTCCTGTTTTCGTGCTATGGATTTCTGTATATCCTGATATACACCATAGAACAGCCCAATATAAAAAGCTGCTAAAAAGGTTATAACTATTAGCATTTAATCACATCGTTTTCGTGTCCCCGGAAAACGTTTTTTCCGATATATTTATATTCTATATCAATACAATCATCATATATGAAACACTCCCCGTAAACGTCCCAAACAATTGGAACGTGCCTATAATTGAATATTTCGATCGTGTCACCTGACATTAAATCAGTTAAAAAAACTTTATCATCAACTAATGTTAAATAGTGACGTTCTTTAATGCAACTAATAACCATTGTATTTGTGTTGCGGTATATACAAGCTGAAAAATGCGAGTTATCCATTAACGGATCTTTACAATTTTTATTTGTGCATTGCTTGCAATAGTCTTTTATATTATTCATTTATTACACCTCAATTCCCTGATTAATTGATCATTATTTTATTGCCAGCCGTTACAATGGATATAAACACGTTTTTTCTCATTTTTGTTAATAGGAACATTAACATAATAGCCGCATGGCGTGTTACCCATATGATCATTCCATGTTTTTTCATGCCGATAATATACTTTAAGCTGGCAATGTTTCCAATTATCAATAAAACAATCAATAACAGCATTTTCCCGGCTAACGTCAATATATCCTGTATAGTATTCATTATCTTTTATATATATTTTTGTATAAATATCGATTGTATGCTGTTTTCCGTGTTTATCTTTTACGTAAATCATAATTACACCTCATTTATATTATTCAAAAATTCTCATATTTTCAGGAATGTTTAAAAAATCTAAATATATATTGCATTCCGTAATTGTTTTACAATATCGGCCAATACCGGCGTAAAAGCCATTGTAAAGAATATGAACGTTATAATTATATTCGTTATCCGTTCCATAATTGCCATTGTAAATAATTGCACTATACATTTTTCACACCTCATTTTTTGATCATTGGAAACGGTTTTTAGGCCGTTTCCCTGTTTTCACCATGCCCGGCTACAATAGCAGCGAATTTTTTATTAGTTAGTTTCCCGGGAACCGCTGATTTTACATTTCTATAAAATCTCAAAAATTCACTAATAGTTTTTTCATCAGTGTTGTGTCCATACTTGCCAATATACAGTGTCAACAAACGCAAGGTTTTATAATAAAAGCTGCTTTCCTTTTTCAGTATCTCATTAACATGAAAAACATGGTTTTTAGAATAACAATTCATACACTCTAAACATTTTCTATTACCACAATTAATTTTAATATCATGAATTAACGCATATTCAGCGGTGTATACTGTAAAAATCATATCAATAAAATTGAAATGTGTTTTTACACAATGGTTTAAACATGGACTACTTAAAACAATATTTAAATTTTCCGGTTTTTTATGCCCGGCCTCAATAGCCGCTTTATATAACCATGGATTTTTAGTCCATACCGAAAACTGGCAATGAGGATTTTTATAACACAAATTGAAATAATTAATCACCTGAATAACGTTTGAAACATCCCCGAAAGCCTCAAGCCTGAAAACTACATAATTAATAATTGGCAATTCATCAAAATCTAATACTCTTGATGTTACGAGCTCGGTATTTTTTGCGAGTTTATTATTAAAATTTTCTCCGTAAACTTTACCCATAGCCGCTGCAAAACACTCGCTGCAAATTAATTTTTCATTTTTGCGTCTTTCCTGACAATACTGATTCATTAATACAGACGTGGAAAAACTGATCATACCGTCCATTTTGCCAGTCATGTCAGTACAGATACCTTTCAAAAAAGTGTGGTCATTTTTTGCACCGTTATTAATAATGTAAGTTTCATGCTTTACGGAAACATTCTTTTTGGTTGCTGTCAACATAGTTTTTTTCTCCTTTTCATAAATGTAATTTGTTTTAGGTTGATTTTATTCTGTGGTAATCACTATTATTTGTCAATAGTTTTTTGGAATTTTATTGTCTTTTCCGGAAAAAAATATAGTTATTACATTTTGTATATAGCTATAACGTATTGTTTTCTTTTACGCTTTACATTGTTAAAGATCCATGCTGTACTTTTACGCTTTACAGTGTTACGCTTTACAGTGTGAAAGTCTTTCATGCTTTACAGTGTGAAAGCGAGTCGGTCGGTAGCCGGGTCGAGATCCATTTTTCAATTTGCACTTTGCATTTTTCAATTTGCATTTTTCAATTTGCATTTTTGAATTTGCATTTTGCATTTTCAAATTTGCAGCCGATCATTTTTGCATTTGCATTATTTCATTTGCACTTTAGCTGCTGCGGCTGCTGCCGCTTCCGTTTTTCAATTTGCAGTGTGGGATCGTGCCTAGAGCAAGGCAAAAAAATAGCCGACATTGCTGCCAGCGTTCAGGAAAAAGAAAAACGACCCACCGAAGTGAGCCGTTTCCCTAGTACAAAACCATTTCACATTTCATGAAAAGGCATAATCATTATTGCATCGATTCCATGGAATGTCAACGGAATCTTTTGGGTATGCACCATAGTGCGTATCGTGCATGATTGCGTAAAACATGCATATATTACCTACAGAGACTCTAGCACAGAGTGTCTAGCACATTGTGGCACATCATGCACAGAGTTTACTGCACATTGCCTTGCACATTACGCTCCATGTCCTCACGAATCAGCTGCACAAGGTAGGCTTTTACCTCAGGCTTGGAATCTAACCACTCAATAAGATCCACATCTTTCTCCGTGTTCAAACGAAGTGAGTAGTTTTTCATCTTCTTCAGGTACTTTGCTTGCGCTCTCTGCTGTGATTCAGTAAGCATCTATGGCACATCCCTTCCTCTTGATGGCTTTATTATAGTACTTACTATATATATTGTCAACTATTTTCTATTATCCATGATAAACTGCACATAATCCAATCCTTCTTTACGCAGTTTCATGACGTAAGAATAAGACATTTCCATTTGCGCAGCTATATCACGGTAAGTAGGTGGTCGATGCACACCATCATGCACATAGAAGTGTTTTATGACTGCTCTGGAATGGTCATTCGGAATTGCTTCGATAAGATCCTCAATATCATGTTTCAGGACGGTGCATCGCAGCAGTTCCTGAGAATAACGTTCCTTCATGCGAGACAATCGGATAACATCGTCTTCCATCTTGTATACGTTGGCAGTATGGGAGACTCGCTCGGAAGATAAATCAGCAGTAAGAGATCCCCCACCGTACATCATGTCGATCTCTCGCAGTCTACGGTCAAGTGTCTCCATCCGGGATATCACGCTATCCAACTGTCTCAGGTAAGTATCTGCTGTCATGCAGCATCTCCTTTATTCTTGTTCCAGTGTCTGTTCGTGGTTCTTCTCTAACAGCTTGAAACGCTCGTTATACACATTAGCTTCCTCTGCTTCTTTACGTAAGTCGTAGGTTGCTCCCCATGCTATTTTATACAGAAACTTAGCAACGTCAATCCACTCGCCCATTGCCGTAGACAGTGCTTCATGCCGTGTATTTAGCTCTGTAAGCGTTGTTTGCACTTCCCCTATATAATTCACGTTTTCAGCGCAAAGTTGCAAAAACTTATCTCTTTGTGCCGTCATGTACGCTAATGCGCAAACAAGAAGGATGACTATTAGAATCAAAAGCGCAATGATTACTTTAAATATCATACCAGTGACCACCTTTCGGTTTTCTCAGTTTACGATGGCAGTGTGGGCATTCTTCCGGTGGATTCTCAACTGGAAGCCCTTTGACATAGTACGGAACCCAAATGCCACCACAAACAGAGCAGATATAGATCGTGCCGTTTGTGAAGGTAATCTGTTTTATCCATTCAGGCTTATGGATAATCAGTGCTGAGATAAGTGCCAGTAGAATCAGTGCTAAAACGATGTATTTAATCATTTGCATTTTCTCCTTTATATGGTTCTGGTAGTGGCATCCATGCAGTCACGTTGGCGTATTCCCAAAATGGACTTCCATCATCGCACCACATGAACCATGATTTCTCGACCCAAGCTACCCTTCCGCTGTCATCGGTGACCAGATAGACCCCTTTATCCATGGGCAACATTTCAGAACACGGAATCCACTGCTGTGCTGATTGATTTTCTCTCATAAAAGATTCAGCCGTGTCTTTTAGAAATCCGATTATCAGCTTTTCTTCTTCCTCACAAAACTCAATGTCATTGTGAGAAGTCAACCACTCGATTTGGTAGTCTCGGAATCTGCTGATTAAATCATCCATCATTTTCCCCCTTGTATATCTCTGGCAATGGCATCCATGCGACAACCCCCCATTTGCCGTACCATCTGCCACCGTCAAACTTAAGAATGTTTATTGCTTTCTGCCGTCCAACAACAAGATATTTCCCGTTCTGGTCTGGCAATCTCT